CGAACCGCTACAAGTGCATTTGTTTTAGCAATCAAATCCTGTTCCGACTTGACTTCCTTTTGTATTGCAGCCTGTAAGGCCATTTCTTTGGCCTCCATCTTAGCCATTTGGGCAAGTCCGCGCTGCCTCTGCTTTTCAAGTGCTTTCTCAGCTGCCGTTAGTTCTTTATCTTGTTTCTTTGATCTCTCCTTTTCTTCATTCGCTCTCTTTTGCGCTGCATTTAATTCCTTTAAAGTAATACCCTCTTTCCTCAACGTTTCAGCCAACTTTTCAATGGTGATAATATAAGCCATTGTGGATTTATCCAACCTAGTTATTGATTCATCAGTGGTAATAATACCCTGTATTGCCTTTTTGCTTACAATTTCGTTAATATCTGACATTATTTAGCTGGTTGTTTTTTCTTATCAGCACGTATTTTTAAGCGTCCGAACTCAAATAGTTTCATACCTGGATCATATATCATATTCATAGTTGAGAATGTATCGAACACAGCATCAAAGAAATCTGTTCTCGGAATTGATTTAATATCAATTGCCGGATAACGCTCAATGAATTTATCAGTTAACCGCTCAATCTCTTTTTGCAATGCTTTTAATCCTTCGCCATCTATTACATTAATCCCGGTTAATTTTTTAACCCTCTCAGCATAAAATTTTAGATTCCCTTCATATTCTTTTGACTCGACTTTAAAAACCATTGCGAACAATGACCGTTCATTTTGGTTTCGCATCAGGATTGACATTACCCTTAACATTCTGTCAAGCATCATAAGTTTATTATGTGCTAGTAGCCTATGTGCGTCCTTACCTAAATTTGATTCAATTGAAAATATTGTTTTGTACTCATCAAAAAATACTTCAACATCAAACCACTTAATAGGGAATGGATTGTACCAACGTTTTAAAATAGAAAGGTCATTTGTCAAGTCCATTTCACCGTATTGCCTGATTGACATCGTATTTACTGTATGAATCATGATAGTACTTTCGATTTATAAAGTATGGTTAACTCATTAGTGGTGATTGCCATTGCCTTGTTTTTATTCCTTATCCCAAAAAGTTGCTCCCCATACATAACAACCAAATGTTTCATGTAAGGTACATATGAGGTCATTAGATATTTATTCGGCTCATTGAAAAGAATATCCATTTCCTTGTAAAATGCACCTGTTAAGAATAAGTCAGGCTTACGATAACCTTTAAATTTAGCATAAGCCGGGCTGTATGTCGCCGATCCAGTTAATGAGTTAACTAATGCAGTTCCTTTCGATGTTTGTGAACTCTTTAATTGAGCTTTATTTAATTGCAATAGCTTCTCATTGTGATCGACAACATTACCTATGTGCAGGTCAAGATTTACCCTGAACTGATTGCTTCTTTTTCTTAGCTGGCTTATCTTCATTTGGAATTGTATTCCCTTCTTTTACCCAACGTTCAGCTGCAGTCAAAGGATCAAGCCTGCAAGTCAGCTTATGCCAACTCGCAAACCTTTTCCAGTCTTTTGGCGCAACGCGCATATTTACACTGAAATCACCTTTCATAATTTAGGCTACTAAAATTTTCAGTGAGTTTGAAATATAGGTCAAGTAAATAGGCACTGAGTCCTCATCGTGCGCTTGAATGATTGCCCATTCACCCGCTGCCAATGTTGTTGCTGTTTCCCCAACCATCTTGGTAATTGTAAGCGTGTAGCTCCCATTTCCATTTGGAACAACCGAGTCCACCGTTACCACCAATCCGGTATTGTCTTTTAGTACTGAGAAATCAGTATACAACAACGTTGCCGGATCATCACCTGAACCACGCTTTTGAATCTTAACAATAACCTCTTTAGCTGCATATGCAGTTGTAATATGCATACTCAGTGCAGCCGGTACATAATCAAAAAGGTCACTGTAAGGCATATCTTCAAGGTCTACCTGCACAACATCCTCAAATTCACTGTACGAATCAAAGAATATGTACATAGGGAACGATTGATTTTTGTCTTCCGGTGGCAATCCTGCTTTGAATCCTAACTTACACCTGAAACCTTTTAGCGTTCCGCCTGTGATCCTTGTAGCCCACATTTTATTTCCCTGAAACGTTGGGAAGAACTCAAACCAGGTATCGGTTAATGAATGCAGGTATTTGTAATCACAGATCGAAGCATCCAGATAGATAACTCCTCTCGGGATCGGCGTTGATCCGATCGAACTTTTACCAAGTGGAGATGTGATAATCTCAACATCGTCACTAGTATTTTCGAAGTAAAGCACGGGCAAGGCTATTGCGTCTCTGGTATCATCGTTAATCAACGCCAGAACAGAATGCCAAGCTGTCGCGCTTCCAATGGTGGTATCCGTCCAGGCTGTCGCGCCTTTCTTTTGAAGGATGCCGCCATTCATTTTTTCTAACAGTGAAGCACAATCGCCCCATCCGCTAAAATATGCATTTGTACAACTCATTGTTTATTTGTTTTTGTTTTGTTTTGTTTAAAATTTATGCCGTTAATGTCCTAACTAAATACCTTACATTAACCCTGTTACCGCTCCATATTGACGCGGCTACATTGAAATCTTTTGTTAAATTGTTAGTTGATTGTTTAAAGGAATAAGTTGGATAAATAAAATAAATATTATTCCCACTTGCTGATGATATAGCACTAGCTACGGCAGCACCATCTACTGTAAAACCTATACCATTAATAGACCCCTGTGGGCGCATCTCTATTTTCTCAATAACTTCGAGCGTAGCCAGAACTTTGATAGTTTTATTTGCACTAATGTTATTTTCTTCGTACCATGTAACACTACCGGATAACGTTTCTACAACATCTTCAACATAAGGCTTTAAAGCGAACTTCTTATTCTTAGCAGCCGCCGCCGACTCGCTGACGTCAACAATCTCTATCATATCTCCAGTCGCCAAGTCAGCAGCAGCCAACTCATCATATCCGGTTATTTTAGCCTTTCCGCTCATAGTTTACCCTTCTGTTATTCTAATCCTGTCATCTTCTGTTATTCTAACAGTCGCCGCCTCGTTACAATCCAGCACCCGCAAATTCAATCCACTAACCACAATCGCATCAAGTGCATCGTTCCCGATTCTTAACGAATTACCGAACTCGTCACCCGTTCCCCAGTATAACCGATCAATTTTTGTATGCTCGTAATCATCATCTGATACAACTAAATTGCTTTGTTTGAGATATTTGATTAACAGATCATAAATCGGTATCAATGTAGGTGTGAAGGTGTTTGTGTATCGGTTTTCCGCTTTGTATGTAGGACTCGTTTGGGTCATTATAACAAGTGTAACGTCCTCAACTGTTGTACCGTTCAGATTAACTTTTTCTTGAAAGTCCTGAAACAATGCTATCAATGGATATTTACTATACTTGAATGTCTCTGACGCTGATTTTTTAGATAGAATATTGAATATCTCAAGCGGGTGGCCATACAGATAATATGGTTCCTCGGCCTCACTATCGTAAGCAAGCCTTACCTGTTCAACAACATCACCTATTCTATCGACGAAATTCATATGCCCCAAACATTAATATTATCAAGTTCAGTAAATACCCATTCAGGATAATCGCTTTCATTCTCAGATAAAAATGAATACAGAGAATCATAAGGATAGCCCACGCCCTGAGCAAGTTGTTCCAACTTAGTCCAAGCAAACACCAACTTTTGAACGATTGAAGCGTTCTCTGAGTTTTCAGATTGTAGCTTTAATTCGCCAACATTTCCAGTCACCGTTGATCGGCTTTGTAACCAATAGAAAAAAACATAATACGCTATCAAGGATATTAAGTCATCGTTTGCTAGGCCATTCCATTTGCACGTGTATTCACCAACGGTGTATTCCTTGCCCTCAACAATGTCCTTAATCCGTTGCGGTGAGGTGGTAACATCGTAAGCTTCTACCAGTACCCATAATTCATAACCTAACAACTTTTGCAAAATCTCCTTTTCATATCGGGTGATGTATGCGGTCAAATCGTTATAGTCTGAATCTGGAATGTTAATATCCTTAACAAAATATGTTTTATCTATCAATGACATCTTTTATCTTTTTTTTCTTAGTTACAATAGTAAGAATGCCTTTTGACTCCAACAGTTTGGCGCGTTGCTTTTCCATTTGCAGGATGGAACCGGGCATCTTTAACCCGGTTTCACCTGCTAATTTTATAATCTCAACTTTTACTTTGGCCATTTTTAATCTGGATAAAATAGTTTGAAGTCGAGTTTGTTGACCTTACTCACACCTGTACCCGTTCCGGTCAGCACAATTTTAAATTGCGTCCATCTGGTTTCAGTTGTACTTGTGGAAGTAATATCAATCTTTGAATCAACGCCCTGATCTACATTTGCACTTGACGCGAGAGACACCCAAGCAGCGTCATCAAAGTTTCGACCGAATAAAGTCATTACCATTGCTGTATGGTTTCCGCTTACTGAGTCGCAATCAATTAATATGTGCTGTGTAGTTGGCCATTTGGTATTTGATTTAATCCATAATTCAACCGCCACCTCATCTGTGATAGTCACATCCTTAGTAGATGTATAATAAGTCTGTTCACCTCTGTTATAAAGGGTGTATGATTGAGCGTCAATAGTACAGACGAACCCAATCAAAATGCCTAAAATAATTACTAGCTTTCTCATTGTTTCCTCCTTATTTATGCAGTTGTTATTGTTGCTAAATCAGTTGCTAATACACCTTTCATAAGTGAGTTTGCATTGTAAACAGGAAGCATTACCTTGCCTTCTATTTTCACGGTAACCAGGTCAGCAATAAAGTTACTTGCATGTGCATCAGTGGCCAAGATTTCAATAGGGCCATTAAATAAAAGTTGCATGTTTGATGGTGCAATTGCTCCAACTATGTATTCACCCACTACCATATCAGCGGTTTCAACTTGTCTCATTCCAAATGCACCATTATAACCCTGGTTGTTAGGCTGCAAGAATGTTGCAGGGCTTACGAAGTCAGCAATCGTATTCTTTGAACTTGTTAAAATAGTTCCCGAATAAGGATTGATTAAGTAAGTGTTTGCAACGTAATTATACAGGCCATTCATTTCACCTTTAGCACAATTCAGCACATCAAAATAATTCGCGTTTGGAATTTTAGTAGCAAGATTGGTTCCTGCAAACGAATTTGCGAAGGCGTCAAGTCCTTTCAGGTCGTTAGCTGCAACCATACCCGCGCCACTACCGGCACCGGCAATGGACTGAGTGTTCAGCTCTTTGATAAACATCTGCATCAAGCGATTACGGACATATTGATTCAACCATGAAGCATTTTGCAATGCTGAACGGCTGATCTCAATAAATGCCGTGATCCTTGTCGCATATGCTGTACCCATTTCAAAGTCCATTGTAGACTCCGGAGAGTTTCCGTTTTCAGCTGCTGCCGCTGTGGCATCTGTTAACCCGGCTGCACGTTCGGTAGGATATTCCAATGAAGAGCTGTTAATACTTCCAGTTGGAAGCAACAACCTTACATCAAAGTTCTCCATCTGCGGTCCTTGTGGAATTTGGAAAGGCATTACTGGCTGCATCGCTCCGGCTCCAACTCCATAAGTTGCAGTTGTGAAGTCAATGTCCTTAGTTTCAAAACTAAATATTGCCTTTGATGTTTTACCATCTGCAAAATCTTTGAACTCTTTTGTACTCAACCCATCATCCAGTACTGATCCAAATGTTTTGTGCTGTTCAGTTGGCTTAAATGTCTGCATCAATTTGGCCATTGTTTCGCCTTGAATCTTTGACGCTTCGTGCAGTTTCTTAAGTTCTTCTTTCATTTTAACTTCGGCCTCAGTGCTTACCAGTATCTTACCAAGTAAATCCTTTTGGTCCATCACCATCCGCGCCCATTCGTCTTTGGAAACGGCTTTTTGCATTAATACGTTGTACTCTGCAAACTTCGCATTTATTGCGGCTGCGAGTAGCTCCGGGGTCTGCAAATTATCCCCTGTTAATCTGTCTTCTGCCATTATTACTAATTTTTTTAAAAGTTTATTAACTGATAAAGTGAGTGTAAATCGGCTTTTTCCTGTCGAGTGTAGAAAGACGGCTCCAGCAAAAGTGATTCAAATGTATTTAAAGTGTCTTTTACGACGGCTTCTTTTTGTTCTTTTACATCTATTGTGGGCGTCTTTTCATTTGCGGCCCACGTTGTTATTGTTGATACCTCAAAGAGTTTTAGTTCTAAAATATCAATACCTGTATCATTCTTTCTCGATTTAGTTGGTATGAATCCCATTGAATGATGGTTTATGATTCCATCTTCATACATTGTGTAAACATCATTTGCTGTTGCAGTTCTTGCCATTTTAGACCATACCCAGGGGCCGGATTCATCCTCTCCCATTTCTTTAATCAATCCAATAGGTAAGGCAGCTGGATTGCTTTTAAATTCATGGTTAATATAGTGGCGTATCATCGCCTTGCCTTCTGGCCCTTGCTCTTTTGTGGTTTTTGTCGTTGCGCCTTTATGGAGTACATCACCATCATTGTCAACGTTATCAAAAGCCCCGTAGTAAAATTTAACCATACGTTGCTTTCCGTCAATATCTGCTACTTTTAATTCTAGTGTCTTGTTTTGTTTATCCATTATCTTCTGTATTTAATTCAGCAACCAATGCCGGATCCACAATCTCTTCAACCGGCTCCGGTTCGTTCACTTTTTTAATTCCTTTTGAAAAATACTCATCCGGTGGCGGGTTATCGCTATCATAATTACCTTCACCGTATAAAATCTCATTGGCCTTCAATGGTGTTATGATAGCTGACTCGATTTGTTTGGTCAGCATATCGGTATAAACCTTTTTATCTGATTCCAATTCCTGTACCTTATCCCAGTCCGGAACTATTTTATCTCCACCGTAGCCTTCACTGATCCAGCCGTTGATACTTTCATAAAGCGTATCAACATCTCCTTTGATGACGTTCTTGTAAAGGTCTTTTATGGCCTCGGCTTTATTGGCAAACGTGCTGCCATCGGTTGAGAATATCACCGGGTCAAACTCTGACATCTGGCATAACCGATCAAAAGAATATTTTGCATTTTCGATAAGTTGCAATTCCTGAATGTTCAGGCTCATCTGCTGCCAGGTTAACTTCTGAGTTGTAACGATTATCTTTTTCTGATTGCCAGATAGTCCATATTCTGCCAATTTATTCTGCACCTGCCTTGACTGCTCAGCGTCAGGTATTTCTGATTCATTAGATAGGATACCCATTGCGCCACGCTTTTCAATGATACTGGTCTTGGCATCATAAATGGCTTTTAGTTCACGGTTGATCTTGTCACCCGGTACATATTTAGAAATCCCATATGCCCAGTTCCCTGAGTCGTATCGAAGGGTAAAGAATTTGTTATGCAATACCTCATCAGCACTCATGTTGTATTTGGCACCGTTCAGGTCCATTTGATAACCTATAATTTCATTTTGCCAGGCAGGTAGGTCTTTATTATTTCCTAACTTAATAGACATCCGATCAGCCGGCAAATTGAATACACTTGTTATCATGCCGTCAAACCCGATTGCCTTAATCCCATACATATAAGAATTACCCAATACGTTGTAAAATCCGTAATCGGTTTTGATAAATTCTTTCCATGTCTGGTAGTAATTGGGTTTTTCTATCAGTTGCCACAATTCAGAATTGGGCGCATCTCTACCGGATGGCCTTACCACTTTAACGGGTATCTTGGAAATACGTTTGGCTAGGAAATTGG